CGAATTATGAATTTAATAAACCGGAACAGAATGATTTCTATGACGTGGATGTCCAGAATGAAAACTGGGACAAAGTAGATGAAGAATTGTCTGAATTTGATGATTCTGGAGTTACTGAGGATATTAAAAGCTTTCCGGACTTTCTGAGTAAATTTGTGACTGGAAATAAGGTGGCCATCACGTTACGAAACCTAAAGGCAGGCCTGCAATTCGTTTTACATGCCGGACAGATCGTCAACAACTGCGTGACGGACAACGCCGGCCTGCCGCTTTCGGCGGCGCAGGGGAAGGCTTTGATGGATAAGTACACTCAATTGTATAGTGATTTGAATACCACAAATAACAATTTGAGTAATTCCGGGATCCCGATTGTAAAGAAAATCACGGATCTGTATAGCATAAAGACATCAGGATTTTATTACTATGATGCTGGCGCAATGAATGCACCTCTGTCATCAAGAGGAGGTATGATAATTGCAAATTATTTAAGTGATTCGTGGATATCTTTGATTGTTGTCCCGTACGCATCGTCAAAAATATATACAAATACCAAATATAATAACACGTGGGTCGGCTGGGCCGAATCTGCAACAAAGGATGATTTACCAAATATTTTTACAGCCCAATTAGGCACATCCAATCTAGAAGGTAATCATGCTACAACCATAAAAGGATTATGGAATAGCTTTCCAGAAAATCAGGTATTTGCTTGTAATTTAGTTGATAGTAATAATTTCTGCGTATGCGGTTATATATATGGTAATCATAAATACGGAGCAGTATTATATTTGGCTTTTAACGATTGCGGCATCGTAAAATGTAATAACGGAACTTTTAGCGATACAAAGCTATGATACTTCGGTCAACGACGGCGCATACCAATGCCATCCAGTGGAATTCCGACCAAAAACTACCATTTGGGGATTATCAGATATTAAGATACACCAGCCATAGTTAACTGAAGTGCGCGTCCATAAGATACTAAATCCGGATGTACCAAAATATCCGTCAGAATCTGATGGTTCTACACGAACAAATGTACATATATATGTGGCATGGCTGCTTATGTTTGATAGCTACGAGAACGAAAGTAAAGCTATTACTTAGACAACATTGGCATTACAATGTAGTATCCTTCCAAGTTTGTGGATGTGGAATCGTTTTGCGTATTGGTATCCCATGCTAATAGCTGAAATTGATCTTCTCCAGCACTAATTTCAAGCGAAGAATATATACACCTAACAGTAGTAAGGGTATTATATCTGGGAAATACACATACGACAGAGCGAGAGTTTACGACAGAGCCAATTTTAATGATGTCTTTGTGTTTTTTATTGGTGAATTTCCCTATAATTGGCATTTCACTATACAATTGAGTGAGCAGTTGGCAGAGAAAGCCCCTATCCTTTACAATATCCGTGTAAAGGAGGGGCTTATTGTGATAGAAGAAATCATCAAGAATGTGCTCACAGAAATGACGCCGCATCTGGATCCGGAACAACTGGAACACCTCGGGAATGTCCTGTATCTGAATTTTCACGGAAAAGTGATCCAGGAAGAGAACACAGAGCTGATGGATACCGGCATGGATGGAGATGAGGCAAAGATCCGGATGTTCGTGGCCAGCAAACTGGCAACGAACCGGAAACAGAAAACACTGCAGCATTACATCAAGGAGGTCCGGAACGTGCTGAAGTTCCTGGGGAAGAGTATCGATGCGGTGACCGGCATGGATCTCCGGATGTATTACGGTTATATGCGAGAGAAGCGGGGGATTAAAGCGGTGACGATGCAGACGCGCCTGCATTATCTTTCGAGCTTCTGGGACTTCTTGATCACGGAGGATCTGGTCCGGAGCAATCCGGTCCGGAAAGTCGGAACACTGAAGATTGAAAAGGAAATCAAAAAGCCATTTTCAGCCGAAGAGATGGAGCGGCTCCGGGATGCGTGCCCCGGAGTTCGCGATCGGGCAATAATCGAATTCCTGTATTCCACAGGAGTCCGTGTTTCGGAGATGGCCGCGCTGAATATAGGGGACATTGAAATGGGGAAGCAGGAGTTGATTGTATACGGAAAGGGGAGCAAAGAACGAAAGACGTACCTCACAGACAGCGCTAAATTCTACCTTAAACGATATTTGAAGGAGCGGGACGCAAAAGACAGTGATCCACTTTTCGTGACAGGAGATAAGCCGCACGGTCGCATGTCCGTGGCCGGAATCCAGTATATGCTTCGGCAACTCGGCAAGCGGGCCGGAGTCGAAAAGACACACCCGCACCGGTTCCGGCGGACGATCGCCACGGATCTGTTGGCCAGAGGTATGCCGATCGAACAAGTGAAGGAGTTCCTGGGACATGAGAAACTGGACACCACTCTGATTTATTGCACCGTGAAGGAGGAGCAGGTCAAGGCGAGCCATCGCAAGTATGCGTAAAATGTAAGAAATAAATGAAAAAGGCGGGCGGAGGCGGCCGCTTATTTTGTATGCGTTGAGATCTTCCGGATGGAGTTTGGATGGGATACGGAGCGGCTTAATTGTATAGTGATTTGAATACCACAAATAACAATTTGAGTAATATTAGAGTTAATTTCAAAAAAAGAGACGCTACCACTGTACAGCTTGAGGCTTATACTGAAGGAAATGTAGACGGAATAAATATTCAGGCAACCAAAGATAAGAAGTTCTATATGTCTGGAAAATTTGACGGCACATGGAACTCATCCGTTGGTCTTGCCACAAAGGATGATTTAACGAAATCCATTGATTTTCGCGGAAACGCAAAAATGTTTAAAGTTCGAAGCGGTACTGATGGATTGAAAAATATTTATCTTGATATAGAAGATGAATCAGGAAATACTTGCTCCCTGGCGTTCCTGTCTGATGGTGAAAATACAGTTAAGCTAATACTGAATGGAAAAACAGTCTGGACAAAGTAATTATACATCATGCAAGCTGTACCGCAAAAAGTTTTCCAATATAATCATGATTTAATGAACTTGGATAGTTAAAATTCTACCATGCACCCCACGATGGATTCTGACCTGAGTATTTTCTGAATTTGATATAATTTGGACTGTTTAAAATCATTTGGGAAAATAAATTATCTGGAAATTGAACAAATATACCCCATCCGCCAAAATCAGATGGACCATTTGTTATAGTGGAAACTGATTGAATGCTATAAATTCCAGGTGCTATCACAAGATTTCTTCCTCTGTTTAGATCGCCAGTTATAACACCACGATACATTAGGACAGTATTCAAATCATCCTTTGTGGCAGTAGCGAAGCACTTATTCCATACACCTGATGTACGATAAGCGGTATATGAATATCCATTTGAATCAATAGCAAATAAGGCTCCGTCTGTAGAAGTTCCTGTATTGATAAAAGAAAATCTTGAATATGCAGGAATTGTAATAGTCCCGATCTTTATACTTTTGCTAATGGTTCCAAAACAACTGCCTGATTTTGGAATATCGTCAATAGAGTTATATACGAGACTATCAGAAGAAAATCTATTACTCAAATTGTTATTTGTGGTATTCAAATCACTATACAATTGAGGAAAACAAGAAAAACCATATAAATTCGAAAACTCAGCTCCTGCAAGGGAGCTTTTTATATACAAAAAAATAAATTATGGAGGTAGAAAACCATGGAAAAAATCAGAATTAAAGGATCGAATAAGCTCTATGAGATCCGGAGCATCCAGAAGATTCAGGAGCATGTCCTTAGAATCGTATTCAGCACCGCGGTACCGTCGAAGTGGGATGATATCACAATCTTCACGGCCGGTGGGATTGAATGCGCTACATTGTCCGGATGGACCACGGTATATCGTGACGAAGGTCAGACAGTATATCTGTCAGACGATGGCGGCGTGTATCAGAAGCCGGATCCGGACAGTGGGGAAGTCCTTCCGCCGGAACCGTATGTGCCGACACTGGCAGAGTTACAGTCTGCGAAGAAGCGGGAAATCAGCCAGGCATGTGAACGGATCATCTATTCCGGAGTGGATGTGACATTCACGGATGGATCAGTAGAGCACTTTTCCCTGACGGAACATGATCAGCTCAACCTCTTCGGCAAACAGGTCCAGCTTGCGGCCGGTGCGGAGCAGATGGAATATCATTCCGATGGTCAGCCGTGCCGCTATTACAGCGCGGCCGACATGCAGACGATCATCACCGCGGCCATGCAGTTCGTATCGTATCACACGACCTACTGCAATGCCATCAACATGTGGATTGCGGGATGTGAGAGCACGGAAGA